TCGTTGAGATGCAGGCTCTTGGTCGCACCATCCCGTCCGAGATCATCCCGATCCTTGGGCGCCACGGCCTTCGTGTGTTTCGCACTGGCGACATCCTGCCCATGAAGCCAGCCGAAGGCGCCGAACCCATCCGCGCCAAGGCCCATTGCCTGGCCATCGCCAGCCGCAACGCCCAGCTCTTCCAGCTGCTGCGCAACAGCCCCTGGAGCAACGGCGCGCATCGCTCCGCGCTGCGACGCATCAATGGCGCGATCTCCCCGGACAATGCCGTTCATTTCGCTGGCGTCGGCACCTCCAGGTGTGTTCTGATCCCAGTGGACCCCGAAAATCCAACAATTTTCTGACCATCCAACGGCCGTCTAACAAGCCGCGTGAGATGCAGATCTATTGCGCCGCAAGGGATCTGGGTGCCGTCTAACGATCTAACAAGATTTTCGCCAAAGGATAGACACATAGGAACAATCCCACCCCCATTGCCCCCTGCGCGTTCTTTCAGGCTCAGACCCTCTCATATATATATATTTTTATTGTTAGATTAGTTAGAAGTGTTAGGCCCAGTCGTGGCAAGGGGTCTCGTCTAACAAACGTCTAACAGCGTCTAACAAACCGTGAGCCGCCACCTGGCCGGCCTGCATCCGCAATCGCTCCGCCTTGGTGGCGCTTAAGCTGTTGGGGCCACCGCATCTCACCCATGCAGCTGGTCTCCCTTGACCACATCCGCCCCGCGCGGTCAGCTCTACCGGCGGCTGCAACGGTGCTTGCGCACGAAGCTGAACTGGTCTGGCTTCAGCCCTGCGGCATCGACCTGCCATGGCTGCGCGAATGCTTCCCGTTTGGCAATGGCTCCGGTGCAGATGGTTGGGCGCCAGCCAACTGGGCTCATGCCAAAACCTTCCGCAAGCCACTCTGGTATCCGGACGACTACACCTTCGCCGTCACCTTCGCTGTTAACGGCCATCCCTGCCGCGAGTTCCGCTGCAGCCAACGATCACTGGATGCCTATGCAGCCGCGGCAGCATCCGGTGATGGCACCTGCCCCCTTGAAGCCGTCATCCCCTCATCCATCGCCATCGGCAAACCATCCACCGCTGCTCACCTGGAGATCATGCGCAACGTGATCGGCCTTCAGGGCCCGCTTTAGCCCTGACCCAATCCGGTTGTGCATCCGCACCGCTCCGCAGCTAAGCTGCTGCCACTGCACCCCTGATCCACGTGCCAGCAGGCAGGCCTTCCACTCTCACCGCTGAGCATGTGGGCATTGCTCGCCGCATCGCTGAAGCCGGTGGCGCCCTGCCAACAATCTCCAACGCTTGCAAAACACCGCTGCGCACCGTTCAAGGCTGGATTGAAAAGGCCAAGTACGGCAAAGGATCAGATCTTCATAATGCTTTTTGGCGTGCCATTCAGGAAGGTCACGCAGAAGCTGAAATCCGCGCCATTGAACGCATCACCTCGTCAATGGACCCACGTGATGCTCAATGGTGGCTCACGCATCACCCAACCACCCGCGATACCTGGTCTGATGCAGCCGCCGAACGCCGCGCTGTCGCTGCCGCCATGGCGCCCGTTGCCAAAGCCCTCGCCACGTTGCCGCCCGAGCAACGCCTGAACCTCGTGCTGGCGATTGAAGCCGAAGGCGGGAGCCTGCCCGATCCTGACGATGACGCCGACAGTTGAACCGCTGCAGCGAACCAAGGCCAGGGCACAGCAGGAACTGGCCGCTCAAATCACTGCCGTCACCCCCCAGGCGCCCTACTCCAAATCCTTCGGCGACTACATCGCCAGCGTCTTCCCGTCGTTCCCCTTCACTCGCCACACCACCCGCCTGGTGGCGATCGCCCAACGCGTCGCTGATGGTGAGCTCCCCCGGCTGATGGTCGAGCTGCCGCCCAGGCACTACAAGTCCACCATCTTCAGCCGGTTCCTGCCCGGCTACTTCCTCCGCCGCCACCCTGATCGCACCTGGGGCCAGGGCGCCAACACCCAAACCCTCGCCGCAGAGTTCGGCGAGGCTGCCCGTGATTACTTCCTCGCCTCTGGCGGCAGCCTTCACCCGTCCAGCACCGGCAAGGATCGCTGGAAGACCGCCGGTGGTCTCGGTGGGTTCTGGGCTGCAGGCGTGGGCAAAGGCACCGGCCTGCCGGCTGACTTCCTCAACGTGGATGACCCGATCAAGGGCCGCGAGGAAGCTGAATCCGCCGCCTACCGCCGCCAGCTCTACAACTGGTGGTCCACCGTGCTCAACACCCGGGAAGAGCCCGGCGGCATCAAGCTTATCACCCACACCCGCTGGGCTGAGGCCGACCTGATTGGCTGGCTGCTCACCCAGGTCGAGCAGCTGGAGCGCGACGGCAACGGCGACGCGGCCGAGCCCTGGCACGTGATCAGCCTGCCGCTGATCGCTGAGCCTCTGCTGAAACCCCTGCCGGCGCTGGTCACCCGCGAGGTTGATGATCGCGAGCCCGGCCAGGCCCTCGACCCCAGCCGCTACGACGAAGACTGGGCCCGCAAGAAGCGCCTCAACACCCCCGATCGCGACTGGGAAGCGCTCTACCAGCAGCGGCCGACGCCCGGGAAGGGCACGATCTTCACCAGTGAGATGTTCCGGTTCTGGGGCACCGCTGAGCGGCCGGGTGAGTTCGGTGATGCCGTGCTGCCGGAGCGGTTTGCGCGGCGGCTGGCCTCGATCGACTGCACGTTCAAGGATTCGGCCGGCACCGACATGGTGGCCATCACGCTCTGGGGCCAGGACGCCGCTGGGCTGTGGCTGCTGGACCTGATCAACCAGCGCCTCGACTTCAGCGCCACGATGGACACCATCGCCGCGATGTGGCCCGTCTGGGGCTTCGGTGAGCTGCTGGTGGAAGACAAGGCCAACGGCCCGGCCGTGATCTCCGCCCTGAAGCGCGCTGCGGCCGGCTTCACGGTGCATGCGGTCAATCCTCTTGGCGGCAAGACCAGCCGGGCCAATGCCGCGACGCCGCAGTTCAACCAAGGCCGCGTGTTCTTCCCGCGGCGCCATGCGCTCACGTCAACGCTCACCAGCCAGCTGGTGAAGTTCCCCGGCGACACCTTCGATGACCTGGTGGACAGCGTGACGCAGGCGGTGAACTTCGTGCAGGGCAGCGGCCCGATGCGCGTCTCGGTGGCCCACTACGGCCACGGCGACGGCACGCCCGGCCCTGCCGATCCGTTCGCCGATCCGAAACCACAGCGGCGCCTGGCGGCAACGCCGGGGTTCCGCTGATCACTCACCCACCACCCATGGCTTACCTCCAGATCAGACTCAACACCCCGGCGATGCTCCGGGCCCTGGCCGATGTGGCCGAGGTGCATCCGTGCATGAATCCAGATTTCAGCGCCCGGCCTGACTGGGATTTGCTGCAGAGCTTTGGCCGCGACAAGGCGACCATGGCGGTGCGGTTCTCTGGCGACTTCGTGGCCAACGAGCCGGCGTTCCGCACCGCACTGGGCAAGGCTTACCGAAAGCACGGCGGCGACCCTGCGCTGTTCCTGGCTGGGCCGGAACTGGAGGCCACCGATGCCGATGCTTGACGCCAACGACGATGCCTTCTGGCAGCACTTCACCGATGGTGCGGTGGTGTTCGACGCCCGCGGCCGGCAGCTCCACAACGTCGTGGCCTGTGACCCGCTCACCGGTGAGGTGGTGATGGTGGATCTGCGGCCGGCGCCTTGGTGGCAGCACCTGGCTTACCGCACCGGCATCCCCCGCCGCCATGGCTTCTGGCCCGCGCCGCTCACGGTGGTGGATCGCCGCACCGCCGCTGCTGACGCCCTCCGCACCGCTCTGCCATGACCGCCACCTTCCCGCCGCCCACCGCTGTCAGCGAAGACCTGGTGACCGCCAACCTGGGCCTGGCCCGCCAGACCGCCTGGCGGTTTCACCGCCGCACCGGCCAGCCCTACGACGACCTGGAGGCCATCGCATTCGTCGGCTTGATCCGCGGCTGCCGGCGTTACGACCCGGAGCGGCTCAACCCAGGCACCGGCAAGCCCTATGCGCTCAGCACCATCGTGGTGCCATTCGTGCAGGGGGAGATCCTGCACTGGTTCCGCGACAAAGGCCATGCGATCAAGTTCCCCAGCCGCTGGCGGGAGCAGTGGGGCAAGGTGCAGCGGCTGATGGCCGATCCCGACGTGTCCGCCCAAGAGGTCGCCGAGCAGTCCGGCATGACCCTCGATGAGCTGCAGGAGATGCTCGGCGCGATGGCCGGCACCTCCAACCTCGATGACCTGCACGGCGCTGATGCCTGCGAAGGTTCAGAGCCCGAGCTGCCGCGGGTGGCGCCGCTGCAAGCGCTGGTGCAGCAGGCCTGGGCCAACCTGCATGCTGGCGATCAGGCCACATTGGCGAGCTGGTGGGGCGCACCGCGGCGCGTGATGCACCCAGCCGGGCCACTGCAGCAGTTCCACCGGCGCCTGCAGGCGCTGCTGAAGGGCCGCCGGCTGAGCGAGGTGATGCAACTGCAGCTGGCGGTGACGGTGCCGGTTGTGGAGCCTGAGGCGAAGGCCCCTCGGCGACGCCGCAGCCGGAAGTCACTGGAGGCCGCAGCGGTGCAGCTGGGGCTGATGGTGGCGTGAGCGATGCCGGATTGCTGCCGGATTTGCGCCGGATTCCTTGGTAGCGTGACAACGCCACCACCACCGTGCCGCCTTGCCTGTTCTTGACCGGCAGCGATTTGACATCCGCATGAGCGCTGAGCTGGCGGACCAGCTGCAGTCGATCTCCGATGAAACCGGCCTCACCCGCGCCGAGATTTTCCGCCGGGCAGTGGCGCTCTACAAGCGCGCCAAGCAGGTGGAGCGCAGCAAGGGGCATGTGCTGCTTGAGGAAGCCGACGGCAAGGTGATCGAGCTGGTTGGCCTGTGAGGGAGCGCATCCAGGAAGACCTGGCAGTTGCCCATCAGGCACCGAAAGAGGTTTCGCTGCACATCCGCTGGCGATTCCTGGTGTTGTCGTTGTCGCTTGGCACCTGCCTGGTGGGCGGGTTTGCACCGTGGTCACCACCTGAAGCCCGGACTGCTGGCTTTGCGATTGCCAGCGCGATCGTGGCGGCGATGGCCAAGCCGATCCAAGGGATGGATCCGTAAGCGATGCAGATCCACAACCGCAACGGTAGGATTCAGGCATGAGGGGCAGGTAGCCTGCCTGGGCCGGGTCGGTCCCACCCGCAAGGGCGGACGCGGTGGCGGGGTTTCGTTTGGGCCTTGCCTGAAACCGCACTGGAGGCCCGGTAGGGAGAGGGGTTGGCTTCGGTCAGCCCCTTTCCTGTTGACACGTTCCGCTCTGGTGTGCTTATGCTTGAAGGGTCAGGCAGCAGTGTCTGGCGCACCAAACGGAGCATTCACCATGAAGACCTGCACGTCCCCCGCGTGGGAGGGCAGCCCCTTTGCCGACGCGATCGACCGCGCGCTCTGGCAGCTGGGCTACGCCAACGACTTCGACACCACGGCCGAGGCCCAGGCCGCTGTGGCCCATGCCCTGCGCGAGTTCCCAGATCTGGCCGGCCTGAACCTTGAGTTCGCGGAGGTGGGCTGATGATCCGCACCTTCACCCGCGAGTGCCCCTGCTGCGGGGCCACCTTCACCGCCAAGCATCAGGCCGCCAAGTGGTGCAGCAGCCGTTGCGCCATGCGTGCTTACCAGCGCCGCCGCCGTGGCGCACCCGAGGCCGATGCCGCCCTGGCGGTGCAGCCGGAGATCCTCAGCGACGACCTGCCCTATCCCTGGAACCAGGATCCCGAGCCGGGCCCTGCCACAGGCCTCGACCGCCGCACCTGGCAGGGCACCGCGATCGAGCGGCGCCAGGCTGATGGGTTCGTGAATGCGACGGCGATGTGCAAGGCCGGAGGCCGGAAGCTGAACCACTACCTGGCCAACGAGCGCACCCAGGAGTACATCACGGCTCTGGCTGCAAATGTTGTGGGTGAGAAGCCCTGCGGCGCAGCCGTTGCCGGATTTCCGGCCACGGCCTCAGGCCTGGTGGACATCCGCCAGGGCGGCCAGCCCCACCTGCAGGGCACCTGGATCCATCCCCGCCTTGCCATCGACCTGGCCCGCTGGATCTCCCCGGCCTTCGCCGTCTGGATGGATGGCTGGTTCTTGGAGTCCCTCACCCAGCCCCAGCCGGCCACCACCCAGCAGCTGCCCAACGGCGTGCACGTCATTGCCGACAACCCACGCCAAGCCGCTTGGCTTTGGGCATCAGCCGTTGAAGCCGAGGTCAGTGCTGCACTTTCCCGCAGCACCATCGCCGGTCGGCACCTTCACCCGGTGCCCACCCACTACCAGCTGCATCTGCTGCACGCCTGATCCCGCCACCACACCACGGCAGGCTCGCCCCCGGGCCTGCCGCACCATTCCCCTGCTTGGAGGCCGCCATGGCCAACATCGACGACGCCTACCGCGCTGCCCTGGACCACGCCGGCCGGCAGCACATTGCCCAGGCCCTGCGCACCGCCCATCAACCGGGCGATCTGGCTGACCTGCTGCGCTATGTGCCCGAGTGCCCTGCTCTGGCGCGAGCTGCTGGTGCCCTTGAGGAACTGCAACGCGCGTTTGCTGCAATGCAGGCTGCTGCCCATGCGCTGGCGGATCATCTGGAAACCTGAGCTAGCAACACCCCCGTGCCCGCCGGGCCGACCCAGAGCGGGGGTCACTCTTTTGGAAACCTGAGCCGACAGCGCCCAGGCCCCTGCCCCGGCACGCCTGGGTCATCACCACCCGCAACCATGGCCAGCCCTGACGTGACGATCGGCCAGATTCCGCCAGCAACCTGGCATCTCACTGTTCGCCCATCGCGTGTCCTGCGGCTGCGCCTCAAGCTCGCATCCGCTCTGCTGCGCAGCGCCGCCTGGTTGCTCAACGCCGAGGCCACCATCACCGTCGAGGCCGTCGAATGACACGCCGCCGCTGGCCCGTCATCGCATGGAAACTGCCGCTGTTCCTCGCGGTCGCCCTGATCTCCGGCGCCCTGGAGCTGGCCACGGCGCTCACCTGGTGGGCCTACGTGGCAGCCGACAAAGCCCGCGATCGGTTTCAGGATTGGTGGCGTGGGTTCCGGTGTGCGCTGCCCTCCTGGTGGGAACTGGAAACCTGAGCCGCATCGACTGGAAATATCCGGGTGGTGCTCTAAGTCCTGCGGTTGCAGGCCAGGGGGATGGCCTCCCCTGCCCGTTTGATCCACGGATGCGCCGGGGACCCATTCGGCAAGCGCGACGGATCCACCGAGCCCCTGGGACACCGGGGGCTTTGGTGTGTCAGCCCCTTCAGTCGGAAAGCTCCACACATAGGCCCGTTGCGCAACGGTGAATCTGGAGATCGACCACCCCGTAGGCGATTCATCGCTGCCCAGCTATCAGCATCCGGCGCTGCGTGAGATTGCCGATGATCTGCAGCGCGCCTACGACGTGTTCCACTGCCTCCGCGGCGAAGGCGTCAAGCAGAAATATCTCCCTCAGGAGCCTGGCGAACCCGATGACGCCTACAAGGCCCGGGTGAGCCGCAGCGTCTTCAGCGACTTCTTCCGTGCTTCCATCCACGCCTTCGCTGGCGTGCTCTCCAAGTTCTCTCTGGTGGACCCCCCCGCCTCGATGGAGGCTGCTTCTGACAACATCGATCTGGAAGGCAACAGCCTGCAGGCCTGGTTTCAGCAGGCCGATGAACTCATGCTGCGCGATGGCGCCGTTGCCCTCTGCGTCGAAATGCCTGATGGCATCCCCGGCACTGCCGCTGAGGAAACTGCCATGGGCCGCCGGCCCTACCTGCTGCAGCGGGCCCGGGCCAAGGCGCTCAACTGGCGCGTCTCGGTCACCGATGGCGTCGAAACCCTGGAGCGCGTCACCCTGCTCGAAACCGTTGAGGTCGAAGACGGAGACTATGGCGTCACGATGGAACCTCGCTACCGCGTGATCGGTCGCGGCGAATGGTGGCTGTTCAAGATCGAGCGCGACGCCAAAAACGACCTCTCCGCCACGCTGGTGGATCAGGGCCAGTACATCGGCGCCAACGGCCAGCAGCTCCCGATTGTTCCCGTGGTTTGGTATTCCAGCGACCAGGGTGGCTTTGGCCACGGCGCCATGGAGCTCCAGCAGGTGGTTGAGCACTCCATCGACCACTTCCAGCAGCGCTCCGACCTGCGCGAAAAAACCCACAAGTGCGCCATGCCGGTGCCGGTGGCGATCGGCCGCACGCCTCCCGCGCCGGGCCAGGCGCCACGACCGCTGGTGATCGGGCCCAACACCGTGATCGATCTGGAGCAGGGCGGATCCTTCACCTTCGCTGAACCCTCGGCCAGCAGCCTGGCGGAACAGCGGCAGCAGATCGCTGAGGTGGAACGGCTGATCGCCCGGCAGACCCTGGGGTTCCTATTCGGCGATGGCGGGGCAGCCAAAACGGCCAAGCAGGCCAGCATGGAAGGGGCCCAGACCGAAAACGCGATCGAGCGGATCGCGCAGCGGAAGGCATCGGTAATGCAATCGCTTATGGCGATCTGGGTGATGTTCACCGGTGAGCAGCTGGAGCCTGGTGCCGGCCTGCAAATGGCCGACTCGATTTATGAGCAGCCGCTTGATGCGCAAGACATCGCCCAGCTGCAATCGCTGGCGGGCGGCGCGGAGCTGATCAGCCAGCGCTCGGCCATTGAGGAGCTGCAGCGCTCTGGCCGCCTGAAGGTGACGACCAGCGTGGACGATGAGCTGAAACGCCTGGCGCAGGAACGGGCCGACCGTGCGGACGATGTGGGGCTGAACGACCTGGGCGAGCTGCCGCCGGAAACCTAAGCCGTCCCAGGCACTCCCCACCATGTCTGCCGCTGAAGTCCTTTACGACGCCATCCACGAGGCGATTGCTGAGTGCATCGCTGCCAATGAATCAGGCCTCTCCGCCTTTGAGCTGATCGGTGTTATCGAGCAGGTGAAACACGACCTGCTCAGCGCTGGTGACCTTGACGACTACGACGACGACCAACTCACCGCCGCATGACCCAAGCGCCAGGGCCAGGCGAGCAGACCAAACTCGCCGACGATTACGCCCGCGCCCTGGAGCTGCTGGAGCGTCGCAGCCGCCGCAACATCGTGGCGGTCCTGCGGCGCTCTCTCAACGGCACCCTGGTAGACCTGCGCCGCAGCTACAGCCGGTATCTCGATGAACTGGGGCCCCAGGGCTACGACCCATCCCGTCAGGCAATCCGCCGTCCCGGCGAATACTCCGCCGCTGAGGCCACCGCCAAGTTCCGCAGCATCGTGCTCGACGCCCAGCGGTTCATGGGCGAAGAAGAGCTGCGCCAGTGGACCATCAGCTACGAACGTGACCTGCGTGAAGCCGCACGCCTCGGCGGTGAGCTCGGTGAACGGCTGGAACGCCTGGTGCGCCGGCCCGTTGATCAGGTGCCCTTCACCGGCGCTGATCCCCTGGCGATCCGCGCTGCGGCGCAGTCCACCTCGGCCTACATCCAGGGCGAAACCGTCCGGTTCCGCGACCAGCTGGTGGCGATCGTGGGTGAAGGCGCCACCCGCGGTTGGGGACCGGCTCGGCTAGAGCGGCAGATCCGGCAAGCGCTCCGCGGCACTAAGGATCCGAATGGCATCACCCAACGGCTGGGCCTGGAGCAACGCGCCGCGTTGATCGCCCGCTCAGAACTGGCCAATGCCTACGCCAAAGGCAGCCTGGCCCGGGCCCGCGACCGCGGCGATGCCTACGTGCGGGTGCTGGCCAGCAGCGATGAGCGGACCTGCCCGACCTGCGCCAGCCGGAACGGGCGGATCTACCCGGTGGATCGCCTGGTGCTGGGATTTCATCCGCGTTGCCGCTGCATCGCGGTTCCCGTTCCCAACGAAGCGGTGCAGGAACGTGACCCCGCCACCCGCGCGGTGCTGCTGGATTCCGATCGCTGGCGCGAGGAACACGAAGATGGGGTGCGGGCCTATGCCGAAGGGAAACACCGCGATCAGCTGGAGGCCCTCCAGCGGCAGCGTGATCGGGTGAAGGATCCAGAGGCGATCGAATCCTTTGACGAGCGCATCGCCAAGCTGGAGGATCAGGGCCCAGACATGGAAAAGGCCCGAGCCGATCTGGCCCGGGCCTTGCGCACACCAACAGCATCAGAAAAGCGGCTTTACCCGACCAATCCGCTGCCGCTGGCTGAAAGCGTGCCGCTGTTTGACTGATCAGGCAGCCACCAGCGCCGGTTCCGGCACGCTGTCGTAGGTCACCACCGGTTGCGCCGCCAAGGCAATCGGCTCGGCACTGGTGGCCACCGTGGCCATCACGCCGGCTTTGGTGAGGATCAGCTGGTTCCCTTGGTGCGCAATCTGCACCTGCTCGCCTGGCTCAATGCCCAGCAGAGCGCTGTAGCCGCCAGCGAGCACCACGTTGCCGGTTTTGCCGGTGGTAACCACAAACGACAGGGGCTTGCCTTTGCGGCCACCAGCGCCCTTGGGCTTGCTCAGGGCCACGCCGTGGGCTTCAAGAAGTGCATCCTTGAATGCCGACAGCCGAGCCTTGCCGGCCTCGGAAACGTAGCCGCAGGCAATGGCAATGTCGGATTCCGACGCGGGCTGCAGTTCCGCCACGCGCGCTTTGAGGTCTTCGCCGGTGAGCACCATGTTTGAAATTGGTGGGTTAAGCCGCCACAATAGCGGTGCAGTTGCAAACTTGCACCAGTGGATTTACCGGATGATTTGGCGGCATTCCTGTTGTGCCACGCCTGCGTCAGCGCCCGCGATGAGGATGCCACCCGTCAAGCGCTGCGCGCGGCTGCAACAGACCTGAGCGATGCCCAGGCCCACAAGGTGGCCACCACGCTGCATGCGTCGATTTCTGGTGGCGGGAGGTTGTGGCTCAGCCGGCTGGCGTAGTGCTATGGTTAATGCAGATCCGCAAGCGGATCACTGCATTGCCGACTGTTGAGCGCCTGATGGCAGCTCCGGTCGTTACCACCACACCACCATGGAAACCACCACCTGGGCCGGCACTGCCGGCCGCATCCTGCGACAGATCGACTGGGCTGAGGTCAGCGCGATCGTGCTGCAGGGCCTGCAGATCCTGATCGTGCTCACCCTGCTGGCTGGCCGCGCGACGCGCCGCGGCTGGGAATCGCTGCTGGCGATGAGCGAGGCCCTGGGCTGCGCCTACGCCCGCCTGCTGGTGTGCCCCGCGCCGCAGCCAGTTGTGATCGCCACCGGGCCTGCATGGCCTGCACCGCAGCCCACCGGCCCGATGCGCGCTGAGCTGGAGGCGATGACCTGCCGGCAGCTGATAGCGTTGACCGGCACCCGCCGGAAACTGGCCAAGCGGCAGCTGATCGAGCTGGCGCTGGCGGGGTAAATGATGCCGCTGCCAAATGCTGTGATCTTGGGGATGATGAATCAA